GGCTCTGGCTTTATCGGCTGGATTTTTGAGAGAACTAATCTGCTGCGCGATCAGAATAAACTGCTCATCAGCATTTAGGTTTTTAATATCCTCTAGAGATATGCCAAGAGCATCGAGCGTTTTCTTCTGCTCTTTGCCGCCAGTAGTCGCTTGCGACAAAGCAAGTTGCATCTTCTTTAGGCTTTCCGAGAGAGAGCCTAAATCAATGTCAGATTGCTTTGCTGCGTAGGCAAGGGCAGAGAGTTGCTCAACCGCGACCCCTGACTTTATAGATGCCTTTTGCAGTTCGTCGCCGTACTGGATTGCAGCGGTAGCGGTACGGGTCAAGAACTGCCCGACCGCTACCGCACCGATACCAGCAAACGCTCTCTTGAGGATCGAGGTTTGTTCGCCCAGACCTTTCAATCCGCGCATCGCCGAATTGATTGCGCCTTGAGTTTTGTCTACGGCGGTTAACGCGAATTGTGCTTGCGCCATGCTCGCTCCTGATCCTCTGCCTCTAACTTACAGGCGGCTAGAAGATGATAAAAGTCGCTCTCTGTCATCTCAAAAATCTGATCTGGGAGGACGTGCAACCGTAGCGCGAGAGCGTAAATCGCTCGGAGATGCCCGTCCTCAATCAGTTTTTTTCGGCATCCTCGACGCTAACCGGAGCAGTATTCATCGCTGAAACAATCTGCGCCATTACGTCGGGGTCATATTCATTAAGCAGTTCGATGCGTTCTGCTTTGCTGAACATTCTCTTGCCTTCCTTGTCTCTAGCCCTAACGATCAAGGTGATCGCCATAGCCTCCAAGTCAAGGATGGTTTCGTCGCCCTTTTGCTTTGCGAGCATGAAAATCTCACGCCGCTCTGCCAAGGTCATATCCGGCCAGAAATACACTGTGGTATTCCAAGCCGGTACAGGGATCGCAACCAACGTGTCGGGCTTACGCCGTTCCGCGAATTGCGCCTTCGCCTGTTCTTTCCAATTCATAAAACCTCGCTATTAAGAAGTTGCTGCCGTAAGTGTGCCGTTTCCAATGAAGTTGAACGTAATCTCGGTGATCGCTCCGCGCTGCACGTTGCGGGTGATTTCCGTAATCAAAGCGTTACCGCTGTAGCGGGTATCGCCACTATCAATGCCTTCCGGTGCAAGCACTAGAGCGACGTTTGCACCAGGAGCCATCGCGACCTGACCGGAGGTATCCGTCTCATCCCAAAATGCCGTCACAGAACCGCTCCACGAAGTAATCGCGGTGGTGTTGTAGGTTTTTGCAGTATCCGAGAGCGTAGTGTCCTCGGCGTACTCTGCACTAGCAGTAAAAGAAAAGCCGGTCACTTCCGCAACGGTGTTTGAGCCGACACGAACAAGACCTTCTGAACCGTGATGATTTGCCATGCTAATTACTCCTTATGCCGCAGTTCCGGTCGTCAATGCGCCGTTACCGATGAAGTTAAAAGTGATCTCTGTAATTGCGCCACGCTGCACGTTGCGCGTAATTTCTGTGACAAGAGCATTCCCGTAGTAATAGGTATCAGGATTAACTGCGCCCTCTGGATACAACTTCAGATCGACGTTTGCGCCGGTCGAGAAGTTAGTCTGTCCAGTATCCGCCTCATCCCAAAAAGCCGTAACGGTTCCACTCCACGACGTAATTGCAGTCGTGTTGTAAGTCTTTGCCGTGTCCGACAGAGTCGTATCTTCGGCGTATTCTGCCGATACGGTAAAAGAAAATCCGGTCACTTCGCCCACGGTTGCGGAGCCAGCGCCGGTCTTAACAAGCCCTTCCGAGCCATGATGGTTTGCCATAAATACTCCTTACGAAATAATAGTTCCTGCGTCAGTCTCCGCAGTCCGATAGGAAACTCGGAACTGCATTCTCGCTGACCCTATCGGCGCGTCACCGCTAAAGTCGAGCGTGATTTGTGTATCCATGAGGATACAATCCTTTACAACGCTGCCGAGCGTGTTATCCGCTCCGATAGCGTTTTCGACCGATTCGCATAGTCTGTCGAGTCGGTCATCAAGATAGTCTGAATCACGCGCTACGCATTCGATGATTAGCATCATCTCTCGGTCGAACTTGCGCGGATACGTTAAGGTGGTCTGCGATACGGAATCTGTATTTGTGTACACCAATGCCATAGAAACCGTGTTGGCAGGAATCGGGTAAACGCGAGACTTCGAGATCGTATCTGCGACCTGTGCGTTAGTCAGAATCGTAACGACTTGATCGCGAATCTGTTTGCGTGCGTGAGCCATTACGGATTACCTGTCTCTAGGAGAATGAAACTGCCGCTCTCTTGCAGCATATTTGTACCGTCTTGCAGCAAGAGGTTGTTTTCCTCTGCAATCTCAAGTCTGGTAGCAAACTCGAGAACCAATACGGTCACGCCTGTGCCGTCTGCCTTAAAGTTACGAACGGTGTATTGATCGCAGTCGATAAAGAGCAAGTCACCGACTACAGGCTTGCAAGGAAGCGCAGCGGTCGGGATCGTGAAGATCGGCGTGCTACTGCTGAAACCAACCTCGGCAACGTCAACTAACTGATAGTTGCTATCGAAGATGCCATTAATCGTAAACCGCTTACCTTTGTTTTTATAAACGGCTTTTCGGCCCCAATCAGAGGGCGAGAACATCGATGCTCGATCAAAACTGCTCTCGAATGTCATGGCGCATCCAGATCGGTAGAGGTTTCTAGAATCAACGTCGTTACGCCTGTGCCGTCAGGCTGAATTTCCTGCACGGTATAGGTATCGCATTCATGTATTACTTTGTCGCCCGGGGCTGCTTCAACCGGCAAACTCTCGGACGGCAATACCACGGTGATGCGCTCGGAGGCGAACTCTGCCTCGGCTATTGTCACGCCCTGATAAGGCGAATCGAGAATCCCACGGATCGCATGGCGAGTTTTGCCAATTTTATAAATCAGCCAAACCGCTGCATCGCGAAAGAAAGCATCCGTATCGAATTGGTTATACACCGCCATAACGCACGCTCCACATTTCGCTCGTAGAGGTCGGGCCGATTCGAGTCACTGATCCCGAGAAGGTCTGTCTAAAAAGCAAATCCCATGCAGGATAGGGTCTAGCAGAGGGGTGGAGGTTTACCCCATCCCAGAACGTCGGATAATCGGCGGCGGCGATAATCAAAACGCCACCACAGACTCGCTCAAGTTCTAGAAGTCCCGGCACGATGTCCGGCTCTAGGATGTGCTCGATCACATCAATACAGGTCACTACGTCGAATGACTTATCCTCAAAAGGCAGATCAGTAATGACCGCCTGATGGACGTTTTCGTTGCATAACTCTGGAACCGCCTCGGTGCCTATAACGGGCTTAAAGCCGATTCTAGAGGCGGCTGCCATTAACTCGCCCCTACCGCAAGATACGTCAAGAAATGACCCAGAAAGGCCGCTAATAGCCTTTAATACGGGGTCGCGTCGGTCGTCCGACATCCCGTAGTGATCATATCGGGCATAAACGCCCCGATACTTCTCAATCTCCTTTTCGCGGTCGTCCACGCTTCGGAGCCTCCGGTTGAGAGAAGAAGGAGGGGCGTGTGTATTCGACCGCCATACCGCGACCGATCAGCCATTTCCCAAACGTCGTATCTACATCGACCACTCGACCACGTTCTAGGGTCTGCCCGTTGTAAAGACGGGAGCGGATCATTTCGACTTTCATAACGGCTTAAATACCTTTGTGAGACAACCCGAAGCGACGAAAACCTTGTCAGGCTCTTTCATGTAATCGCGAACCTTTATCCACGCATTGATATTCGAAATGCCTTCTTCGACTCGCATATCGCCTAACTTACTGTGCCAGTACCGGCGCGTGGTCATGTAGTTATCGCAACCACAAACATAAATCTCATCGAATCCGAGGTAGTCGGCAATCCAGACCGCAGTACCGCCGGAGAATCCAAAGTCAGGAACAATGCCTGACCAAATATCGCACGCATCTTTGTGGTGCGAAATCACCGGAGCGTGGCCCTGCAATATCGGCCACAACTCTTTGTCCTGATAAACGATGTACTCCAAATTAAGAAGGAGAGCGTGCTGATTCACTCCAATCAACACGCCCTCCCTCAAGAGGCGATGCCGCACCGACCTGATATCTTCTATCAGGTTGGGGCCACCACCGAGGACGGCACAACGCTGCCCTCGATGGCGACCTTGATATGCGGCTAGATCAATCACTATTAGGTCGTGACGATCTCGTTGCACTCGGCAAACGACTCGGGGTGACGCACTGCGAAGTCGCAGTCGTGGAACGCCACGATGCGAACCGTGCCTTCCTTCGAGCCGGTGTACGGATCAGCCATCAGGTCGATGCCCGACCACTGACCGATCAACAGGTCGCTCCACACGCCGAAGATCATGGCCGAGAGGTTGCTGCCCGATCCCTTGGAGAGATTGGACGGAACCTGCTGCGATACCATAATCGGGAAGCCGTAGAGGTTGTTCATGTCCGGCCCGAGGATAAAGTTACCCTCGACACCGCTCGTCTGCTTCGACGTACTCGCAAGTTTCGCCTTGACCTGACCGTTGGTCAGGAACGAAGCGGCACCCGTAAGCGCGTTGTCGATCTCGACTTCTCGAACAAGGCTCACAACCATCGCCCAAGTCGGCGCACCGCCGTTCGTGCCGAGCGTCACCGAGCCAATGCCCGAGGTGTTCAGCACGCCAGTCGGCTTGTTGCTGCCCGAACCGGCGACCGCAGCACCGTCCATCGCAACGGCGATAGAAGTGGCGAGGTCGTTACGAACGAGCGTCTCGATGTCGAGCGACGACTGCAACATCAAGCGACGGCTGTAATCGACATAGGCCGCGAGCGTCTTGGGAGACATCGTGACCTGATCGAACGCCGGAGCGTTGGTGCTTTCCGTCGGGGCCGCATTCTCGCCAACCCAGTAGGCAGACGAGGCAGCGGTCTTGCGCGGAATCGCGACGTTACCGGAAAGGCCGGTGAGGAACTGCGCACCGAGTTGGTTAAGAACCATCTTGTTACGCAGCACATCGATGAACGACGCAGAGAGGAGGTCGGTCGGAACGAGGTTGCCAGCCTTCGCAGTGCCGGAAGCCGTCGAGGTCGTGAGGTCACGATACACAACGTCAGCCGGAACCATGATGCCACGCGAGTCGCGGCCTTCCTTCTTCTGCGCAGCCTGTGAAGCCTCAAACTCAAAAGCGGCTTCTTCTTGAGCGCGACGATCCTGCGGGTTCGAAAGCGCACGAATCGCACGAACGAACGAGAAGTTACGCACTTCCTTGTCGCTCATGCCGATCTCGTTGCTCACCGACAGGGGCTTGCTGCCAACCTTGTCGAGCAACGCGCCACGGAACTGCTCAATCGACGCGCCGTCACGGATGGCGGCTTCGCCAAACTCACGGTGGTTATGCCGCGAGGCCAGATCAAGAATCGCCGCAACGCGCTCGCGCTCGGCTTTTGCAGCGTCAGCACGGACGCTAGAGATATCTTCAGACATTTTAGTCTCCTTTACGATAATGATAGGATCGGCAACCGGAGCCGGCGCGGGAGCCTCGAGGGAACGCCCAACGCCGACGCTAGTATCTGCCGGAATACTCACGATGCTAATCTCGAGCGGCATCCAACGAGTAGCACGGAAAATCTCCCGATCTCCCTTCTTACCGTCTGAA